CGCAGACCAGCGGGGAAGCGCGCACCGTGGCCAACGTTCAGGCGCGCTTCGTGCGCGTCAAGTTGATCTCCGCCACCGGCGGCGCCGGACTCACGGCAAAGATCCTCGTTTAACGCAACGATTGCGATTCTTCAGCATCACGACCTAAATGTCGCGCTGCATCGCCTACACGCGTTCTCCGATTTCACGCAACGCCTGGAATCCGTGTCGACGGCGCGCGGTGGATGGATCGCGTTTCTGCCGCAGGCACGACGATGCAGTGGATGGAGCGATTCTCGGGCTAGTGCTGCAAAGCATTGCGAAGGCTATGAGGAAAAATCGTACTGCCGCTGTGCAGACGCGCGGACAAGGCTCGCCGCGAACAACGAATCGTGAAGCGCCGCACGACGAAAAAGCATAACCACGGAGAAACTGCACAGATGGACCGCCCAAACGGAACGGTGAACGGCAAGTCGAACGGGAAAGCAAATGGCCGCGCGAATGGACACGCGGACGAATCGGATTCCTCACGCGAACTGCACACTGCTGCAGCCAGCGTGGAGGCGCCACACGATGTGGCGAAGCGAGGCAAAGCCTCGCATGGCAGGGGCAGACTCTCTTCGGAGAGACCCGCTGTGCCTGACGACGACAGGAGAACCACCAGCGCAGGAGCTGTCACCACGGGTGCGGCGTGCGCGGGCTCTGATTCGTACGCGGGCCTGGCTGGATCCCGGGATCTCGGGATTCTGCCCTTGCTCCCCGGGAATGTGTACGTAGACCAGAATTCGCACGGGTTCGCGCCGGGCGCGGAGCTTCCCGACGATGCGCCCTCGTTCGTAGATGAAATCGCGAGCCGTGTGGATCTCTACGACGTTTACAAGGGCCTGCTCGAATCTGACGACGAAAAAGTGCGTCAGCGCGCGCTCGAGCGGCTGCTCGAAATGAAGTACGGCAAGGGCGGCCCGGTGGACGAACCGCTGCGGATCAATTTTGACAGCATGATCAAACCCCTTCGCGACGAAAGCGCGTCCTGAGTTTCTCTCAAACAAAACTGGAGGAAGCAACATGGCAACGGTGAGCACTTCGAGTGCGCACGTTCAGTTTATCGGCGAAGTCACACAGATTTGCGGCGTTATCTCTGCGGTCGCCGGCTTGGTGCTGAGTCTGCATCATTGGCCCACGGCGGCAGCACTGATCGGTGGCGGAGTGGCGTTCTATATCGGCAAAAAGCTGCGCGGACAATAGCGCCCGACCTGCAATTCGTTTTTAACCTACGGGGAACCCTTATTCATGCGCAGAAGCGGAGTGCGAGCGGGCGGCGAGTTCTTTCTGGAAAAGTGTTATCGACCTTTTCCGCGGCAACGCGAGTTCCACCGATCGGCGGCAAAATACCGGCTGTTTGGTGGCGCAGCGGGGCCGGGAAAAACGAAGGCGCTGCTTTGGGAAGCGATTCGGCAAGCGAATCAAATGGATTGCTGCGACACCCTTCTGTTGCGGCGCACGTATCCAGAGCTCGAAAGTTCGTTACTGGCGTACTTTCGCCGCGACGTGCCTCGCGCGGCCTACAAGAGCTACAACGAATCGAAGCACGTCGTCACCTGGCACAACGGTTCGACCACGCGCTTCGGCTACTGCCGCAACGAAAATGACGTCTACCAGTATCAGGGCGCGGAGTTCTTGTTCATCGGGCTCGACGAGCTGACGCACTTCACGCTGAAGCAATGGCAATTTCTAACCTCGCGTAACCGATGTCCGGTGCGCGGCAGCTTTCCATGCATGGCCGGAGCAACAAATCCCGGCAACATCGGCCACGCGTGGGTGAAGGCGCTTTGGGTGGACCAGGCGCCGCCGGCGGGCTACGAACGGCCGGAGTTGTACGATCCGCGCGACTATCGTTTCATCCGCGCGCGCCTCGACGACAATCCGATCTACGCAAACGACGCGAACTATCGCCGCACGCTCGAGGCGCTGCCCGAGCATCTGCGGCGGGCTTTTCTCGATGGCGACTGGAATGTCTTCGCCGGGCAGTATTTCGACGCGTTCGATGTTGGCCGCCACACCGCGCGGCCGGAAGAGTTGCGGCTCGAGCCCTGGTGGCCGCGCTGGATTTCGATTGACTGGGGCTTTCAACATCCGAGCGCGGTGTATTGGCATTGCGCGGTGCCGGCGCATTCCGTTGCGCATCACAGCGGCGCAAGCTCCGTCGGACGCATTGTCACCTACCGCGAATTTGTGCAGAGCGGGCTTTCGCCACGCATGCTGGCTCAGGCGATTGTCGAACGCAGCGGCCGCGAGCAGATTCACGACGTTTTCCTTTCGCCGGATGCGTTCGCGCATCGCACCGCCGAAGCTTCCATCGCGGAGCAACTCGGCGAAATCCTGCAGATGAACGGCCTGCCACGGCCTTCTCCGGCCGATGACGATCGCGTCGGCGGCTGGCAGCGAATGTACCAATTGCTGGAAGACGACGCCTGGTTAATCGCCGACACCTGCGGAAAGTTGATCGAGTGCATTCCCACGCTCGTGCGTGACGACCGCCGCATGGAAGACATTCGCAAAGTGGATGGCGACGATCCCGCGGACGCCGCTCGATACGGACTCGTTTCCGGCGCGCGCTTTGTCGGACGTGATGCAGCGCCGGGTTCTAGCTCGGCGCACTCTTCGGCTGCAACAAATCCGGCCTCAGGCGTGGGCACTATCGGTGCCCGGTTTGTTTCCGGAATGCCGCTGAACGAGCAGATCGCCCGGCAGGTGACCGCGGAAGATCCGACGTCGCGCGCGATTCACTACCAGCGTCTCGAATCGGAAGCGCGGCAATTCTTAAAACCGAAGCGGCTGCCACGCCGCTGGAACTGGTGAGATCCATGCTCGAATGGCTGCGTCAATTCACTCGAACACGATATGTCGGTTTGCTCGAAGGCGAAGTCGCACGGCTGCGTGCAGAAAATCGTGCGCTGACGAATTCGCTGCTCGGCACAGCGGGATTTCCTCCGGTGGATTTTCCCGCGGCTGCGCAACCGCAGCCATTGCCGCGCCTGCGAAAGCGTTCATGGCATCAGATTCAGGCGCTGCGCGAATCCGGCGCCGCGCAGAAGCAACAATCCTCGAATTCACCACAAAACTAAAGGCGGGAGAGCAAAAGAGTTCCCATGAACAATGAAATGGACATTTTGAATTCCGGCGCGATTGCGCCCGCCGACGGAACGCTCGCGGTCGCCACGGCCATCGCTGCGATCGAGCTTGGTCCAAACAACGAGCGGCTCGAAGACGCCAAACCGCAGCTCGTGAACGCGCTGCGCGATCTTGTGCGCCAATACCGCGAAGAGGGAATCGTCGCACGTCGCAACGAAATTCGTCGCATTCGCCAGGCGAGGCTCTTTTGGCAGGGCTCGCAATATGCCTGGTGGAACCCCAACGATATGAACTGGCATCTACCGTTCGAGCAGCGTGGCAGCGACGATCGCGCGCTCGAAGAAATGCCCCGCTACCAGTTCGTCACAAATTTCTATCAAGGGTTCGGCCTGTCGTTCATCGCTCTGCTCTCGCAAGATGTGCCGAGCGTCCGCTTTTATCCGCAGTCGGCGCAGTCCATCGAAGATATCGGAGCGGCACGGGCGGCCAGCGACGTTGCCGATCTGATCGAACAGAATAATCACGTCGAGCACCTGCTGACTTCGATCGGCTATTTCCTGTGGACCGACGGAAAGCTCGGCGCGTATGTACGCTACGTCGCCGACGGCCAGCGCTTTGGCTTTCACGACGAAAACATTCTCGAAGCAATCGAAATTCCGCTCGGTGAAGATGCCTACACTTGCCCGAGCTGTGGCATGGAAACACCGGCGAGCAGGCTAACGCCTGAGGAAGGCGCTCCGGTCGAAGCTCCGGCTTGTCCCGGCTGCGGCGCCGAATTTGTGCCTGCGAATCTTCGCCGGGCCGAACGTGTCAGTGTGCCGCGCGTCGTTGGCTCGCGCCGCGTTGCGAACGGCCAGGAACTCATCGAAATTGTCGGTGGCCTCGAACTCAACACGCCCGTCTGGGCCAATGAAATGCACGAATATCCCTACCTGCAATGGCAGGCGGAAGTGCATCGCGCGAAATTGAAAGCGTCGTATCCGCACGTCGCCGACAAGATCGAATCGGCGCCTTCGCAGGGTGCCGAAGATGTTTATGCGCGCGTTTCGCGGCTCAGTGTCGAGCAGGGCTTGCCTTCGGTACATCCCGGCGACGCGCTAATGAATTTGATCACCTTCGACCGCACCTGGCTGCGTCCGTGGGCTTTCTATGGAATCGAGGACGAAGCCGCGCGCAACGAATTGCTCGCGCTGTTTCCCGAGGGCTGCTATGTCGGGTTCGCCGGCGACGTTTATTGCGAATCGCGCAGCGAATCCATGGACGATCACTGGCGCGTGCTGCATGCGCTTCCAGGTGATGGGCAGAATCGCCCCAGCGTTGGCGACTCGCTCGTGCAGGTACAGGAGCGTTACAACGTTCTGTCCAACATGCAGGCCGAGACATACGAGTACGGCATTCCGCCGATCTACGCCGATCCGCAAGTGCTCGATTTCGACGCGCTTGCGAATCAAGTCGCCGAGCCAGCTGCACACTTTCCAGCGAGGGCTCGTCCCGGCCAGCCACTCGCCGCAGGATTCTTTCAGCCGCAACCCGCGCGGGTACCGCCCGACATGGTCCAGCACCAACAGGAGCTGATTGGCCCCGTCGCGCAATTTTTGACCGGACTGTTTCCCGCGGTGTTCGGTGGAAATATGGAAGACGTGAAGACCGCGAGCGGCTACGCCCTTGCTCGCGACCAGGCGCTTGGACGCCTCGGCCTCGTGTGGCGGCGCATGAAACAGTTTTACGCCGACGTGATTCTGCTCGGAGTGGATTGCTTCCGCAAGAATCGCCCGCTGGACGTTGAGATTCCACTGC